ATACGCTACCAAGCCCAGTAAGACCAATGTCCATACCATCAGTAGCTACAGCACCGCCTTCTGCCAGATCAAATCCACTAGTCCAATCGGCAGCAGCAGAACCAGCATCCACAGCTGCAAAGGAATCAAGTGCTGATGCACTATCAGAGAACATACTGAAATTAGCAGCATCAGGAAAGAAGGAGTCAATGGAGCTGAGATTTCCACCAAAATCAGGAATTCCCATACCAGCAGAATTGATGAAACTGCCAGGAGATACTTCATCAAAGCTCATGACACCAGACATATCTCCACCACCAAAGCCGGAGACACCTATGTCTTTGAACAAATCTTCTACATACTTCCTGCCAGTTTTGGTTCCACCAAGCAGACCAGCAGCAAGCAGCAAACCGCTAGTCTTACTCATTGCGCCAGGAATCTTGGTAGATTCAGTAAGTCCACCACGAGTAGTAACCTTAGGCGCAGTCTTTTCTGCTACAACACCAGCAGCGCGAGCAGCATAATCATTCATCAGCATGTTTCTGGTAGTAGCATTATACAAGCCAGGAGCTTTCTGTCCTGCTGCTACTTCTGCAAATCCCCTACCGCCGCTAGTACCTTCCATGATACCCCGCAGCAGAGAGTCCATAGCTTCTTTGCTGAACATCGTCTGTTCAGTAACAGAGCCACCGCTGGTACTTCTATTAGTGGTGGAACCAAAGAGAGTCTTTGGCAGTCCAGCCAACATAGTTATGAGTTGTGCATTAGCTGCTGCTGCTGATTCGGCCATAATAATTCTCCGCAAGGGAATTCATATTAGATAAGAATATACAGATTAGACAATTCTGAGGGGAGTGGAGTCAGAACTGAAGTTGTGGATTGAAGTACAAATATATGTCAGATATGGCATAGCCAATACATTGCGTTCCAGTTCCACCTGCACCAATAGCTCCTGGCGTACCTGACTGGTAGTATCTATTTCCAGGCGTAAGAGTAGCTGCTGGGAAGGCAGGAAATATACCTCTCTGCTGAACTTCTACCATATCTCCAATACCTGCTGTTGTTGTATTGGTAGAGAAACCAATAGCGAAATATACACCATCATCAGCAAGTCTAGCTTTGCCTGTGTTATCTATTCCTATGGTTTTACCGTATGCAATACTCTCTGCTGCTTCCAGATATATCCTAGTGTTAAGTCCATCATAACATCTAGATACACCTAGCTGATCCCACACTTCTGGAAGTTCTGATAAGGCTCCAGTATAGTCATCCATTGAATCTGCAATGGCTCTTATGGCATTATATATCCTAATCAGTTCTGTCCAGAGTTCTGGGTTATTAGTTACTGGTGTTGCAGGCAGTCCTAGATTAGTGGAAAAACGCTGAGTTGATGCCATTATCGCGCCCCATGCACAGTCATGGTAAGTACAAATGACACAGCAGTAAATGCTCCAATAGCTGCAATGGTGTGATTCAGTGCAGTATATCTAAAGCCATATCTACGCACTTTACCAGAGTTACCCAGTTGAGTACCAGTAACAGCAGGAAGTAATACCTTACCATTCAATGAAGGGAACAGATACAGATTGAATGTATCTCCAGGATTTACATTCTCAAACTCTACCTGCTGCATAGTCAGCAGTCTGGTGCGTACATACTGGAATTTACCAAGCAGCATTACACCGTTGCTACCAGCAGCAACAATATCAGTATTGAGAATATTGATAGAACCACCAGCACCAAGGAAAGCAACGCTACGTTTCGGAATCTCTACTGTTCCAGTGTTATAGGCTACAAACTCAAAGCAATCTGTATGATTGATCTTGAGTCTGCCAAACTGCTTATAACCAATATCATAGAATATGGCATGAGTCAGTTCAGTAATACCATAAGATATGATGAGATATCTATCTGCAATCAGTGTAAGCCGCTTGAGCAGTTCCTGGCCAGAGGCATCTTGCAGAACCAATTCATTGGTTATCTCATCATAATCTTCTAGCAGTGATCCAGATAAGAAATCAGTACATTCTGGAAATACTGGTTGAGCTTGTTTCAGATTGAGTAGCTGCAATCCGGAAGTAGTATAGGCATATACACTACCAGAACCAGTATCTTGTGCAGTATGGAAAGGATTAGTTAATCCGCCAGCACCAGTAATTGCATTGAAGTTATAGGGATATCTTGCATTACCGGAATAAACACCAGCTACAGCGTTCTCCTCACAGAATATAATAATACCGCCATACACTTCCTCTACAGTTACAATCTCACCACGAGCACCTTCTACATTGCCACCACCTGCACCTGTAGTGAGAGAAGGTATGAAATCAGTAGCGTCAATGGTAGATGACCATGCAATTGCATCTGCACTATATGCAAGTAAATAACCTGCATTTCCTGCAACACCAATAATGTTTGCTGCAACAAGTCCAGCGAGTGCTTGAGAGCTAAATGTACTAGTGCCCCAATCATATACATAACAACCCACATTTTCAAAGTAGATATATGTGGTTCCAGATACCAATGAAACACTGATTCTTTTACCGGCAATAGATGCAGCAGAGGGGCCACCAGAAGGAGTAACCCAGGTGCTAGTGCCTTTCTCCATCACATACAGATTACCTACTGCATCTACAGCAAGCTGTGCACTATTACCAGCACCGTCACGAATTACATTGGACTGCTGGAAACCAGCGGTTGAAGGATAAGCTGCTGAAGTGTATTCAATATATCCAACAGACTTATAGCCATTATCAATAGGTACTACATTGTGGCAGTAATACAGCTGCGGAACACCTACTGAAGAATCCAAAGATTCCTTAGCTGCCAAGCCACCAACATAGTTTTGATCTTGCCCACGAACGATAACAGACCTTCCGAATAGCTCGGAAAGAAATGGGAAAGAAGCAGTTTTAAGATTACCTCTATAGACAAGATCACCCATATTAAGGCTCCGTTGCGATTACTTGAACAGCACCAGTAGGAAAACGAACAACTAACTGTGACTTACCGCTTCCATTATCTTTACAGTACAATCTTGCTTTATTTGCAGAAGGTGCAGTAGGATCAGTGATCTCTACAAATTCATTGAACTTAGGAGCAAATGCAGCAATGTCTCCATTAGTTGCATCTACAACTTGCAGGATTGGCTCACCAGTAACACCATAATCCAGTGAACGCAGCATCACGCCAGTGTTACCTTGGCTCTTGATTACCAATCCACCTTTAGTAACAGGCAGAGAAGTACCTTGATCTTTGGTAAGGTATGTAATAGTTCCAAGGGCAGAGAATACAATCAGAACAACACCGTCTGGAATTACCAGAGATGCTTCAGTATAGGATATGCCCGGCGTAATCAAAACTCTACCAGTGGTACCAGTAGCAGCTACAATAGCGAGATTGATTGCAGCAGTATTAACTGTAGCACTTGCAGTAGTTAATGCCCCGTACGAAGAAGCAAGAGTGAAGTTAGCTGACCACGATGTAAGAGTATCACCTTCAGCCATTAACACCATATCTGATACATTGTTAGTTCTGCTCATTTAGCTCTCCGCTCAAAGTGTGGTTTGTCTTTAAATGAATTCCAATTACCGCCCCAGGAATTCAAAGGATTTAATGATTCCCAGTATGTTCCAAGTTCCTGCGGATAACAAAGGGAGCCATCTTTGAAGAAGTGAATATCAGCGGCACATTTCTTCAGATGGTATGAATTCATTGTTTTACTGCGCCCAGTTTGCACATATAGCTTTTGCATTTCTATTGGACGTTCTACTTCACCGATACGAGTTTCATATCCATTTGCATGTGCGTGAGATAGCAAAGAAACTAGGTCTCTAGCAAATGCTTGTTGATGTTCTCCAAGAGTCATTGCTTTCCCTTTTCCTTCATATCAGTCATTTTCTCAATTGTTCTACCAACAAAGTATGCACCCATCACAAGCATAAGCATTTGAGCAAGTAGTTCTACATATGATTCAGTAACAGTGAAATCAAAACCGCTACCAATTGAGAACAGTGTATAGGTAAATAGTAAATACATGAGAACCAGAGGTCTGATGTTCTTAGATAGCCAGGAATCAGAAAGCATATCTGCCTTCCAGCGATCTGTTACATTTACTTGCGCTATTCTCTCAGCTTCTAGATCAAGTTCTGCTTTCTTCTGTGCTGCCTCAATCAGAAATTCTTCATGAGCAAACTCTAACTGCTTAAGTTTCAATCTACCTTCAGAACTCTGGAGGGAAGTATCAATAGATACACCAAGCTGTTTCTCAATTACATCTTTACCTTTTGCCATTACAGCATTGGCAAGAAGTCCAAGCCCTTCTGCTGCGAGAGTAGCAATAATGGGTAACATCATTATTTCTCCAGTTTACCTTCTATGCGAGCTAGTGATTGCCCAATAGCCTCAAGCCGGTCAAATGTCTTAATCTGAACATCACGAACTTCTTTTCTATTGGTTTCAAATGCAGTAGACGATACCTTGTCTTTATCAAAGAAATCAAACCTAGCATCGAAATGAACTCTATTCACATCAATTGCTTTTAATATATCAAGTTGCTCATTCTTTATTTCTTTGATCTGTTCTTTGTGCTGGTTCCATAAAATTCCTATAAGAACTCCTATAACTGCCCAGGCATGATCTAAAATAGTCTTGAAAAAGCCTACTTCATCTTGTGGTGACATAGGAATCCATTATTAGTGTGATGGTAAACGTTTAATAACAAGAAGATTATTGATGATAATGCCAGCATAGAAAAGTGAAAGAAGTATTGACCCTAGCTCACTGCCGTAAGCAACGTAAACACTGAGCAATGCACCCACGATCTTTGCAATGACAAGCCACGCCCACTTTGCGTTGGTGAATCGCTGGGTGAACTCTGCGAACTTCACCAGCACAGGGTTGGCTTCCTTGCCATACCCATTGCTCAGTGCATACCAAGTGGTCAGCAGGTCTGCTAGTTGGAGTAGCACTAGGACGATGATGTAGTGGGTTGTGGTCATGTCGCGTTCTTTAAGCGTAGAAGTTCATGGGTAGGTTATGCAACTTCGTATGCAAATGTTAAATATAGGTTTGTCGTATTAGTAAAATTACCTTCTGTTAAATCTGATTGATTTGCGGCTGCACCTGTGCTTAATGAGATACCGCTAGACGACGCTCCAATCCGACCGAACACTCCACCAGAAATGCTTGCCATGTTGAAGTAAATTGGAGAATAACCAAGGTTTTGCTCAACAGATGCGGAAGCTGCGACAGGTAAGCCAGTAACCACGGCTGCCCCTGTGCTTGACCCTTTGGCCGTAAAAACGAGTTTTATTTCACCGGTAATTCTATTCCCGACACGTTGATATCTTCCGCTTTGTGTGGAAAACGTCATACCTGTTGCCGCGCCTCCAAACTGAAGGGCAGGCGTAAACGTCCGATCAAGGTCGGCTTGCGATCCGGCATTGCTGTGGCAGTTCATTCTAAGCGAACCAGTAGCTGATACAGCGTAAGAAGAAGCCCCCGTCACTGAGACAAAAGTGTTACTAGAAATTTCCAGATTTGAATTGACGTTACTGCCGACGTTAACAGGTTGTTTACTGACTTGAAAATAGTTGTTTTTTACGCGAACTCCAATAGCGGAACCAGACGCATGACCTTCAATCAGTATTGAGTTCCCGGTCTTATTGATGCCTGTTTCAAAGTAGCAATTATCTACAACAATGCCTGTTGCACCGCCGTTTGCCGTTCCGCGAATCACCAAGTCGCTAGAAGCTGCGCCTTCGTTGTTTTGAAATGAGCAGTTTTTAATAAAAACACCTGCAACAGCTTCAAGCGCCACTACTTCTCCGATGTATGTGGAGCCATTGAAGTTGCAGTTATCAAGCCAAATTGAGTTGACTGGTGTCCCTAGTGTCGCGGAATAAAGCAACACAGACCGTACCGCGCCATTAAGCACAGAAACCCGATTAAAACGCCCGTTATACGGGTCAATCATTGTGATGCCGTTACCGGCAGAACTTTGGATAACTAAATCTTCAAAGGTGAATTCTTGAATCGCCGCTGCTGCATAGATCGTTGTGCCAGTACACAATGAAGAATCAAAGCGCACGTTTTTAATGAGCCACTGCGATGCTTCCAGCGTCAGTGCGTCATGCGACCCGATGGGCTTGATCGTGCCTCCTCGCAGATCAAGTGTCTGCCAAGCAGCAGCGGGAAATGTTAAAGCACTTGTTGTTTTGTATATGTCGCCGAGCTGGCCCACGACATATTTTCCGGTGTCAATCGCGGCCTGTATCGCAGCAGTGTCATCGGTTACGCCATCACCAACAGCACCAAAATCCTTGACGCTGACACTCTCATCGAGCTTCGCCTTGACGTTGGTAGCTACGGCACCTGTGCCAGCGGGGTTGTAAGAAACAACAGAGGCGTCAACAGCATCAGTACTTACTATTTCCTGTCCAATCATACTATAGACTGTATCACCAACCAACGCAGGATTTGTAAGTGTAATGCTGGAAACTGAGGTCTCAGTGTAGTCTACATTTACTGCAAGCCGAAGACCATTGTAATAGATTGCAAGACTAGCAACTCCAGGAACATAGGTAGTTGAAAAGTTAACTACAGTCTGCCCTGCTGTCATTACCTGATACTGAGGACTGTAAGTGAGCAGAGTATCCAGAATGGCGGATACTTCAACAAAGCCAAGCGCAAGAACTATTGCACCTTCAGGAGCGCCAGTAGATAGTTCAAACTGAGATGTAGACCTTTCAAAGAAATCCACTCCAGGTCTTTGTGCGCCACCAGCTACAAATACATATAAAGAACCAGTACCATTTACATAGGTAAAGTCCGTTAAGTTAAATATAGTCTGGCCTGCGGTAGCAACAAACGCCTGCTGTTTTATTGAGTTGTTTGCGTCTATAGCTGTACCTGGTGCCCATACGGATGCACTCATAATTAATATCCTTGTGCTTGAATGTTAGAAATCTTTATAAGCTGATACTGTTCTGCTACCATCTGACGATACTGCGCAGCTTGTTCATCAAAACCAATCATCTTAAAGATGGTAGCTGCTGCATCAAATACGATTGCATAGGGATGATCTACTGCAACCCATGAACTATATGTAAGTTCACCGATATCAGGATTCAGGTAGGCACCCACCAGCATGTACTGATCTTCAGTACTGCTTCTGATTTCAATCATCTCACCAGCCAGATAACACACATTTTCTTTCTGGATTCCATAAGAATCTAATACTTGCTCAGGAGTCAGAACAGTAAAGAAAATACCAGGAGTTCCTGGGCTAGTGCTTGCATCAAACTTACGCAGATACTTCAGTGCTCTCCAGCGAGGATTGAGCGCGCGATAATCTAGTGATTGTGTATAACCAATGGGACTCCAAGAAATCCCAGTCTCAAATAGATCTTTAGGGAAAAAATCTATTTGATGGGCCTTAAGAGTGGCAGACTTAACTGCAACTTTAGTCTCATTAACCAGATCAGGACGATTGGTTAGTGTGTATGTGTCAGCTAACAGTTCAGCAAAAGTAGCCATCTTAAGGTTCCAGGTTTAGATAGATTATTTAGGTGCCAGATTAACTTTAATCGGCTGCCGTACAGGTGCAGTTTGTGCTTCTGCAATACCAGTGGTAGTATCAGAGCTAGTAACCATACCAACAGTTTTATCACGTGCTTCAGTACTGCCAAGATCACGCGAAGGATCCATTGCTTTCTTCTGGTCAGCCAAATATTCTTCAATAGCTTTACGTTTCAGAACAGCTACAGGATCAAGATCTTCAGCAGCAATCTCACCGACATATTCAATGAACGGATGACCAAGTTCAACTTCTTTCTTCAGTTCAGCAACTTCATGTTCCAGATCAGTACGATAGATGCCACCGACAAAATTGGCATTCTTACCATTGGCGAGAATGAATTTGCAGGAAGGGATGCTGCTTTTGAATTGGTGCAGAATTTTAGAAGCCATGATTTAATACTCCGAGTAGGTAAAAGAAGTGGTAGTTTTTTGTCCAGAAACTACCAAAACTGGTTAAGGAGCTTAACCCCCTGTAATCAACTTCGGCCTGGCCCAGTCTTGCACCAGTCTGGTACCAGCAAGTGCATCAACTGTAATTTGTCCCGTAGTAGCGTTGGGAGTAAGAACAGTAGCACTTCCACCAGTCCTGACCGTAATAGAACTAATATAACCAGGATCAGTGGATGCCATACCAGGAGTATTGACTTGAACAACAGCCATAATTACCTCCTAATTTAATTACTATTAACCTGCGGCGCCGGCGGTCAGATTGTAGATGATAGCATTGGCCGGAGGATTCTTGATTACGCAAGTCATCTCCGTCGTCAGCGTACCGCCCAGAGCATCTTGACCATCTGAATCGTTACCACCGAAATCATCAGATTTGGTCTTACGATCGCCAAGATAAGCAACAGCGAACGTGCTCAGGTCTACAACAACTGCCATCTTAGCCCACGAGCTATTGGTGTTGAACAGCGGATGTTCGATAACACGGAACGTACCGCGCGCAGTCTTGATGGTCGTAAATTGCAGACCATACGAAGTCTGGCCATCAACCATCTGATACGTACCATTCAGACGACCGATGTTATTCAGAACACGCTTAGCACCACCACCAACAAACATCACGCGCTCGTTAGCAACTTTCGGATCTGTAGCTTGATCAAACACCGGATCGAGAGCAGCTTCCAGTTGCGTGTAGGTCGTGGTAGAACCAGCAGTCGTGACGTTAGCAGCAGCATACGACGGCGGATAGTACGTCAGATTGCCAACGATGCTGATCAGACCATCCATAGTGCGGAACGGTTGACCATTGCGAGTTCCCTGCGATTTCTGACCGAAGAAAAGAGCTTTCTCGATATCAGCAGCATGGAACGCAGCGCAATCTTGACGCGATTCTGCCACGTTGCTTTCACCAGCGATAACCATCGTAGCGCGCGCCGTGTCAGTAATAGCCCACGTATTACGGAAGATTTGCGTCAGGTTAGTGACACGAGCCGGCGTAATATTCAGAGCGCTAGGACGATTGCTACCTTCTTCGTACGCATTACCAACTTGATACAGATCGACGTTATCTGCGATAGCAGCAGCGGCAACAGTACCAACACCACGCGTAACTTGCACAGTCGTAGCAGACAGAACGCTGTTAATGATCACGTTCTCGCCAGTGCTGTTAACACGCATGATCATGCCAGGAAGCACGTTAGCGGTAGAAGCAACGGTGAATACTTGAGCAACACCATCAGCAACAGCAGCATCAAGATTCAGCGACGGGAACAACATCGTTTTGGTAAAGAAACCGTGTTCAACTTGAACAGCAATTTCCGAGGACAGCATCGAGGTCATACCAAACAGCGGGGCAGTACCATTCGGCATAAGCCGAGTGATCATGCCGGCAAAAGATTTCTTCGCCAGATCTTGGGTAAAGTTACCCGTATTAAACATACCAGTAAAGCTAGGCATTTTTCTTTCCTTTTTCTAAATTATAAAATGATAGATCTAAATTAGATCCAGGTACAGGTAACAGTAGCTGCGCCCGTTTTGGTAATGATACCAGTACGAGTTTGCGCATTTGCCGTAGTGAAACCAGCATACGTCACACCAGTAGCAGCGGTGTTCAGCGTGGCAGCTTGCGCAGCAGTGTTGGTGATGTTAAACATGATGGAATCACCGATATCCATTTGCGGATAAGCAGCGATAATATCAGCAGCCATTGGAATGGTGTATTGCACAGCACCAGCAGCACCAGTAAACACGCCAACACCGCCAGAGATCATGGCAAGAGTGATGGATTGGTTACCAGCAGCAGCGTTGGTAGTGATAACCGGATTCAGCATTTGATAGTCACCGGCGCGTGCGAGGCGCTCCAGTCCCTGATCATACAAACAAGCACGAGTAAAACTCATGTTAATTCTCCAAAGTTAAAATAAAGATATTACGGGTTAAGAAACTTTTCCCAATCAGTGCCTTCGCTATCTTTAGATGTAGAGGCAGCAGGCTTAGGAGTAAACGCAGTGCCCAAAGCTTCAACATACTGTTTCGCCATATTGGTAATTTCAGTAGGCGTAGCGTTGGGATATTTCTGAGTCATCTGAACTTCCAGAGCAGAAATAATAGGTTGCACAGCAGGATTTGAGAAGATCGGGTTTGAATCACGCAGCGTTGTGGATACTTGCTGCTGTTTGATATGCTGCGGCAGCTCTGAGAGAAAGGATTCTCTAGATTTAGCTAATGCATTTTCTACAATCTTAGTAGATGCAAAAGCTGATTGAGCATACACACCTTGTGCTACTTTGTTCATGCTTTCAGCGAAGGCTTTCACTGCCGCTTCGCCACCAGCTGAAATTGCTTGTAATTGCTCGGGAGTAACTACTTTAGAAAAATCAATCTTTCCAGCAGCTTCCATAAATCTCTTGGGATCTACATCTCCAAATACTCCACTGGGTTTAGTAGGTGCATTTGGGTCTACGGGAGCAGTTTGCCAAATGTCCTTGAATTGATCGAGCGGAGTTGGTTCTTGTGTAGGTTCAGTAATAGCATTTGGAGGTGTAACACCATTAGGTGCTGTATTCGAAGTAGTAGGTGCATTGGGTGCAGCATTGTTAGGAATCTGCCCAGGCGTAGCTGGAGCAGGTGCGGGAGCAGCAGGTTTGGTATTGAAAATATCGAGAATGCCCATGATGAATCTCCTAGTTTAGATAGAAAGTAATTGTACTACTGTTTTGGTGAATCTACGATGGTATGCGATTTCTGCACATCTGCTGAACAATTGATAAAATGAGATATGATATCAAGTTGTCCGCGCAGGTATGCTTCCTGCTGCGCATAGTCAATCACTTTAGCAGGATCGAGAGTAAGGTGTAATTTTTCTTCCGCTATTTGTGCCCTCATATTTTGCATTACAGCGATATTGTTGGTGGTAAGTGCTTGACCCAACACTGCATCTTCATCCTTGATGAGTACCTTGGTGAAACTAGATAACATTTCAGGAGTGAATTTGTGGAGTTGAATAGACATGGTAAAAGGTTATCCTTGCTGGTTTTGTATTACATTGGTGATGTTATTAATACGAGTTGCTACTTCAGTAGGAGGCTGCTGAATAGATGCACCATTCTGAGCAGGATTGTATCCAAACTGCTGAGGAGTAGGTTGCGGCGGCAGAGACTTCATAATCTCTTGCATCTGCTGCGGATCTGCTTTCTTGAGAGATTCTGCCATGGTAGCCATCATTTGCTGCCACTGTCCCAGAGCTTGCTCATATGCAATCTGCTCAGGAGATTTCTCAAACTCAGTAATGCGACCACCTTGAGTCTTAATAAAGTATGAGAACATCGGAGCAAGATTGTATCCAGCAGCAATCTGCGGCGAAGAACCAATCACCTGCATTGCAACTTGCAGAGTATCGCTATTGATCAACTTATCAGAAGGAGTGAGACCATCACTGATCTTAAAGTCCAGAACTGCTTTACGCAGTGCCAGCGGATCAATATTAATAACTTGTTCCTTATCGCGATTGAACAGAGATACCCCACCTTGATACTGCAAGATGTTGATTTTCAGAATCTCTTTCAGCGGTGTCATCAACTGAGATTCAATCAGCATGGAAGTAACTTGGTCACGGCCATTTGCATTAGCCATTACACTCTCAAACTCACGGAGAGTTTTATTACCTTTTACAAACTGACCCTGACGTACCTGATTCTGGCCAGAGATAAGATTTGCCATTTGCAGTACTGAAGCAGTTTCCTGCATGAGTACGCCAGATTGATCATCACGGAACGGAATAGGATAGTATGCTTCATTGACAGGTTTACCATACGCAGCAGGACGTACAGGAATCTTTGCGCTAGGATTATCGCTGTTAATATGAGCTTCTGTGATGCGGGAAGGGTCATATATCCCCCTATCAGAGATAGCGCGACGTCTGGCAGCAATGATGCTATTCCACATCGCAGATGTGATATCCTGAATAGGAAGCACATTAGCTGCAAGAGATTTAGTCTGGAATCCAAGACCATCTTCATTCGGCTGGCAGATAAGCATCGGCAGATAGCCGTGCGCATTAGTCTGTCTCTCAGCATAGATGATTACTTGATGATTTACAATGATGAACTTCCATACCTGCGGAGTATTAGGTGCAGGTACTTTCATGTTGAAGTCACTAGGCAAAATCTTCGCATAGAGGGTAGTTACTTCGTACACATCTTTGTACTGGATCTTATTATCTGACCCAGAAAGATTTGCCCACATCATCCAATTGGTGGTTTGCCGCTGGAGCTGGTTATCAATCAGGGAGTTAGGATTGATCTGTGGAATGTAGTAAGATTCCAAGTCATTTACTGATCCAGTTCCAGCGCTGCCCAAGCCAGAGTTGAAAGCAGCAACAATATTATCTACCATTTTATCCGGCAGAGTATTGATGAATGATTTCAGTTGTACTCGTGACATCAGGTCAGTATAACCAGCAAACTCACCTTTGTAATACAGTTCAGTAGGAAGAACCCTATTATCAAATAAGCAATTATAAGGATCAATCCTCTTGATTGCATTACCCTGCCAGATCACCTCCTTCGGTCGCCCCTGGGTTGTAGAAAATCCTATGTCAGTTTCCAGCGTTGCTGTAACATCACGTTTCCAGTCCACTTCCAAGATGCCCATGTTATACTTAAAGCCATCACGGAACATCTTAAGAAACTCTTGCACCCATCCACCACGGATAGATTGATCTTCAATAACAGTTTCCATCTGCATTGCTGCATCCATATTCTGCGGATTAGATACTACACCGAAGATAGGATGCCCAGTCAGGAATACAGATGCCTGATACGTAACAGCAGATTCAACTTGTGGCATAACAACAGGCACAGTGATATTCTGGAACTTGTTGGAATCACCGTACCTGTTAGCTACTCGCGCGCGTATGTTCTCTTTGGTGAGATCATTCTCACGAATATATGCAAGATCAATCGCACGCAGCTGCTCACGAATATTCCAATTCGCCATGTTCATAGTATAGCACAGGCGAGTATATTGTATGATTCCCTCTTGGGACTTGCGCGAAAGAATCATTGGAGTATTGGGTTGTGCCATTTTGGTGGTTCCTTATTTGAAAATGCTAATGATCTTGTCTAAGAAAGACATAGGATCTTGTGATTGTTTTTGTACTATCTGCACACTGGGGTCTGGTGCCCAAGGCTCTACATTCTGCAGAATCTTATTGTACTCAGAAAGTAGTACAGCTTTGTTCTTTGGGTTCTTCTGCATATCCATCTCTCGCAGCAATTCAGAGATGTTACTAGCACTGTTGTTCTTCATCTGATCCGCCAGCATCTCTGAGTCAGTAAGAGTAAGAGCTTGTACAAGCTTCTTATCTCTTGTACTGAGTTTACGCATCCCACCTTGCTGAAGAATAACATCACCAGATTGTGCCATAGTTAATCCGCTTTACTGTATATAGAAGCAATATCGGAAGCAAACTTATCAGAAGAAAAAAGTGAATTCATAACTATATCTTCCAATATATCCGCACTGTCAGCATCCATCACATCATTGTAACTTACCTTAGTCAGATAGGGCTCGGAAAATATTTTACTGTAAACTGCCCCACTACTATTGACTTTTAAACGACCTAACTCAGCTGCTAGATTGTCTGACAATTCATAGTATCTATCCTGTGCTCCAGGTAAATACTTTAGCAGATCTATCGGAGTTCCTGTAGGCACGCCAATTTTATCTTCAAGATGTTTAGAGAATTCTCGACTTAGACCTTGAGGAGTAAATATAGCACTGACAGTTTCTCTATTTATAGGTAACTCATCTACTGATTTGAGTTCACCATAGTTAGCTGGTAAGATACTTAGTTTAGCTATAGCTGTGCGTGCTTTCGTACTGCCCTTTGAAGCTGCTTCTCTTAATACATCTAGAACTGCGTTTACATCGTCTTGATATACTACAGATCTATCAGCTGTCAGAAAATTTAATTCTGGTACACTTTGAAGTGCATCATCAAGTGCCGTAGAAGCTTCTTTAACTCTTTTATAGTCCTTAGTGAAATCATAATTCCTAAGCACCCTAGCGCCAAGGGGAGAGTCTTCAAATTGTTTAAAAGATTTAAAAGATGGAGATAACATAATACTAAGAGCATGCTGCAACGTAGTATTAGCTTTCTCCGTCAGTTTTAAATCTTCGCCTGCCAAACCTGGACGATCTGGTTCCTTATCTCTACTGGCATACATATCTCTATTAGTTAATTGAGATTTAGATGTAGCTGGATCGAATCCTTCATATCTGGGATTCATAAGTAGATTAACACTGGAAGAGTTTGCGTACGGATTCACTCTGCCCGTAGTAATAGCTATGGAAGGAGCTGTAAAAGTTCTACCTTCTTCGATAGCTTGTAATAGAAATCCGGAAGGAGTGGCATGAAACATATTTAAATCAGCTGCGCCACCTGGACGAATGGCTCCAGCTTGTGACATAGCTTTAGCACTTACAGGAGCAGGAGCTGCACGCTGCATCATAGAAAGCAACGAAGGGATTGCTACACCGGCAGTTTTAGCAGTTGCAGCAATAGCTTTAGCAGGATTCATAAATCCAGCAGCTAACTCAGTGCCACCTTGAATTGAAAGTAACTCTGGCTCAGACAAACCCAGTATGTCTTGATTAATAGTTTCTGAGGGAGACTTGCGAGTAAAACCAGCAAGTCCTTTTCCAGCAGCAGCACCTATAATAAGATTTAGCAGATCAGCTCCACCGAATACTGCTTGCGCAGGAATTCGCTTTGCAGCTTCTATAACTGGGTTAGTCTTTTTCTCTGCCATGATTAGAATACAGTGTTTGCGCCAGGCGGAAGCAGCGCAATATCACTGTTTTCAGTATTCACAAGTATGTTCATTGCAACTACAAATTCACCATACATTTCAATGACCCTTGTAGAGTATGCAAGTAAATCAAGAATGTCATCAGTGTTATCTCTACGCAGCGGATTAAACTGCATGATCTGTAAAAACACCTCTGACTTACATTCAGGAGAAACATAGATTTCACCAGATTGTAATTGCTTGAACATATTAAGAATACGGGAGTTCTTACTGAAGCCTCCAGGATACACTTCTACACACTCAATGCCGTATATTCCACGCTGCTCACACATAAATTTAAACCAGTAGTTTAGTGTTGCCTGATACGCTACTGATTCAACAGCTATAAGTCTACAGTTCTTACGCAACGCCATTTCTACAGCAATGCGAATTGTATCGCCAGGAGAATAGCGATCATTATGCAGTTCCATTAGTACTGGATAGCCTTCATACACTTCGAAGTATCCAATTGCAATGGCATCACTATTTACTTTACCAGATGCAGGATCAATGATGATGAAGTTACCTGCTGGAATATCTCCAACTTCATACGGCAGTTTAGGTAACTTGGATAGATCAATTAGATTGTTAGAGGATGCTGTCTCATCATTGAGTACTTCTGAAAAGAAAATCTCTGGCTTACCCATTGCCAAGTCATTCTCATATTCTTTGATGAGCTGTGAGATTGGCTGTAGTTCTTCCCACAGTGATGCACCATTAGCCAGGATGCCACCAGCAATAAACTTAACCCAGTTAGGATTGCTTTTAAGTTTACGCAGAATTGACCATTTAGTAGGATACATGTTACCTACAAATAAGAACATACAGCCATGCGGAGATTTGGCTTTCATTGCAGTACCAATCATCTCACGCTCAAGCGCTTCAGATACTATCTGAGATTCCGCCATGGTTCTAGATTGTATATCATCAAATAGCATTATATCTGGGCGCTCATTTTTCAGCACAATACCGCGAATGGATTCCATAGCACCTGCCATCAATATGACATTGCGGCCGCGGAACCCGAACTTCTTAAGATCTAACCTATCAGTTTCAAGTCCTAGTTTCCAATCACCAAATGTATTAATGATGTTTGGTTCATTCAACATATCTACTACGTCAGCGATGATGTTAGATGCTTTGGTCTGATTCTCTGCAAGTACCAGTAGAAACTTCTTCTCTGTAAATAGGATGCAATACAGCAGGAATAGTTTCATTAGCATGGTCTTACCAAAACCACGAGGAAGCCCCAAAGCTAACTGAGAAAAGTCACGCTTCTTATGTACATAGGAAATTAGCCAAGCCCACACAGACAGAAATACTGGCGGGAAGGCATATTGATATACTGTAGGTATTGAGATACCAGCAAGGAAGTCTAATGAGTTCTTAGCAGCATCTACTACCTGCTGTGCATTAAATGCTGCTTCTTGTATCTTAGGTACTTCCAGAGGTGTTTTATCTTCATACAACTCTGCCCCTGGAGAATACCCAAGATCACTTAGTAGACTCATAGTATCTTATTTATTCTGTACAGACTTTTGATATGTGGTAGTAGAAACTGATAGCAACAAAAGAGCCGCCCGCGCCTTGTTAGCGGCGAGGAGTTTCTTCCTGGTTTCTTCAGCTTGTTGCTGAGCTGCTTGCAACTTCTGGCTTTCCAGTAATGAGGGCGGGGCTACCATTACGTTTCTCCTTCACGAGAGAGTCCAACGATCCTGATTGTATTGTAATTAATTCTTGTTCTCCAGCTTTAGTTACTTGGCCTTGTAGATTAGTTTGGAAGTTTTGTAGTATTTGTACTGGTACTGTTAATTGGATTACTTGTTGTTTAGCTGTGATAGATTCTGGCGTGCTGGAGCCGCGCCGCTTCGCTGCATTGATAACTTGAATAGATTTAAGTATCTCCATTGGCCGATGCATCAATGGCAAGCAATCTCTCAGTTTATCTAGTAATTCATCTTCGATACTATCATATTCATTATCTCGCTTATTATGTTTAGCAAGATTCTCAAATCGCAACTCCGCCACGCGCGCCGCAAACTGCTCATCACTGAGAAGCTGCGATATACGAGATGCAGTAATACCAAGAGAATTCGCAACTACTTCCGGTGCTATTCCCTGGCCTAGTAAAACTAATGCACGAGATTCTGTTGAGGTATCCATGAGTGATATATTAATATATTTGGTGAGTGATGGGAGGGGGGAGTCAATATACATTTAGAGATACCATCATACTATTGCAATGAGTGATAGTAGTGAGTGGTGTAGGCGATTGTAAAAAGTTTAGTAATATTGGAGGGAGTGCATAGGAAGCACCACGCACGTAGACCAAAAAAGGCCTGCTCCCCCCTACCAAGAATGATTCTCATTATCATTGGAGTATATTAGAGTATTAGTATATTAGTATATTAGTATATTAGTATATTAGTATGCTGTGCTATGCCTACATGAGAATG